TCATATGGTACATCATCATCTACATCATTTACTTCTGTAGGGGTAGATGAAGACGTATTGAATTCGTTATTATAAAAGTGAATATTAAGGAATTCTTGAATTTCATCAGGTGTTTTATGTTCAACCAATGTATTCAGATCATATGTACTATTATAAATTTCAGGAATCTTACTTTCATCAAAACCTTCAATAGGTCCTGGAGAAAGGAACTTAGAAGCAGTATATTTTGGATATTTAGGTGCACCTGGCTTATCAGTTACTTGTTCTGCTTTAATACGGAACGTGCAACCAGTTTCATCTAACTTAAAAATCTTTTCACCGAATTCTTGCGAATCGTCTCCACTAATAGCTGAATTAATAATTTCGTTTAACTGCTTACCATAGCGAAGAATCTTTACAGTACCGTTATTCTTTGGTTCATTAGGATCTTGAATAACATAAACGTTTACATACCAGTTTTCTTTACGACGAAGACAAGCTTTAGCTTTTTCTTGATTTTCTTTTGTGCCATCTCTTAAGATCTTAAAATAAGCTTCACTGATTAGGCAGCGTTCATGCCAAGTACTTGGTGATGTAATGCTTACATACTTACCATCTCGCTCACTGTTCCAGCCATGATGAAAATAATGTAAAAAGGTCTCTGCAGGGTTGCTAGTGTTAGGTAATAAACGAACTAGGTAATTACCTGGCTTAGCAATTGAAATGATATTTCTAAAGTTGCTATCTGCATTTTTTGTTTTAGCGCTTTCTAAAGCATTTTTAATGCTTTCGAACATATTAGGATTGAATGTAGGTTTCATAATTTTATTTTATTATAGTATATAAGTTAATCAATATTAATTTTATTAGTTAGTAGTTTGAGACCTTCATCAATTAAGTTCTTTGCTCTAGTAGAAGTAACTATTCGCATTTTATATTTTGAAATGTTAAAAGCTACATCTTTTAAGTATAGTTCTTTATCTTGAAGGTTAAGTGAGTTTAAGTTATTTTCGAAAAAAGGCAACTTAATTAACACGTATATATTAATTAATTTGTCTGCATAATCCACAAACGGTCTAAACGTATAGCCCTTTTTGGAACTAGCATACTGATTTAAAGTAATCTTTTCATTATAACACGTAACAGCTAGGTACTTTAAGGATTTTTTGATATCCTCTATTTGCCCTTCAGTATCAGGCGATTCTTCTAGCTTTTGCTTTTGCATTATACTCCAAACAGCTATTGCTTTTTGAGTGGTATAAAAATTAAGAGGAAATAAATCCTCGTCTTTATATATAACATACGGAGCTTTAAAAAACTCTTTAGGGTCTATTTGCGGAAACTTTTTAAAAAACAATACTAAACGTGCACATAAGATGCCGTCTGGTGTTTTTTCAAAGCCTTCAAAGTCTTTACGTGGTTTCCAAGGTTTGTTTCTAGAGCCTCTAGAGACTCCAAGAAACGTATTGTAAACTTCGGGTATGTTCATTCCCTACGATTGTAGTACCTCTCGTACAACTTTGCTACGACAAAGGTTAGAATTATGCTTTAAAAATAGCAATATTGCTTCCTTCTCATTATCAATTTGTACCATGCGCATAAAAACTTTCTTGTATATTTTGTTTTTAATGATTAAACTAAATACTGCAACGCTATTAAGTTTTTTATTGTGTATAATTGAGCAAAACGAACAAAATTTAAGAATTTCGTTTTCTATTTCCTCTTCAATTAAAGCCCCCATTGGGGTTTCAAGTACTGCGCTTTCTAATGCTCCAATTACACCAGACATTATTGTTGAATAGGGGTTAATTGTTTAACGAATTCCATAAAGCCTTCGGTAATCTTACCACCGGCTGCATATTCATGACCACCACCGTCACATAGTTTGTTAGCAAGTTTAGACAAATCAACAGTACATTCTTTCTTTTTTCTGAAAGAGACGTGAGAACTAGAAGCATTAACAAAAAATACAATATCTGCAGGGAATTTCTTGAGAAGATAATCGCACACATCATTAACATACTTATTGCCAGTAGTACCTACAATATAAATAGGTTGCTTACTAATGTTAACATTACCTGAGTACACTTCTAAATTCTTAATGGTGTTATCTCTACCTGTAATGTGATCTTTAATAATATTAACTTCAAACGTGTTAAAACTATCAAACCCGTTATAAAAGCGTTCTATAAACTTATGCACTCTAGTCATATCTAAAGTGCGTTGAGTGTTAATAAACAAACAGTTAATGTCGTAAGATTCTTTTAATTTAAACTGATAGCTATCATAATCATCAGCAAGAGCAATAAGGTACTTTTGTGCAGGTGTTAAAGAATCTTTAAGTAGCGATTTAAAGTGAATATATATTTTCTTGGCGCAAGAAGACGTCTCTACTACATCTACGGTAGCGTTTTTATAATTATGCTTATTGTTTACATGTGTGAGGTGATGATCAATAATAATAGCTTTTTTGTTATCAATTAAGTCAACACAACTACTTGTATCTAAGTCTAGAAACAAAACATTATCATAATTGTCAAAATTATCATCTTCTAGCCACTTTAAGAACTCTTTTCTAAAAGTACTAACAGTGCAGGCTTTAAATTTAATGTCTCCTAGCTTTGACTTTAATGCCCAATGCAATATTAACAGACTAGTTGCACCGTCTAGGTCAATATCTGTAAAAACATATATGTTGTTGGGATTCACAATGGTTATTTAACTATCTTAGTAATATTTTCCAGCTTTCTTTCTAAATTCATCATTTCATCTTCATTTGAATTGTTATTGGCATCTTTACTGTATTCTTTTTCTACCTTTAAAGATAAAGTGCTATAGTCAATTCTCATTGTTTCTGGTGTGTGTTTAGGTCCAACACGGTTCTTAATACATCCCAAACGAATAAGTCCGAGATCTTGATCGCCTTGTTCTTGATGAATAGACCAAACAACATCAGCAGTAAATGCAACACCTAGAGATTCGGATACGTTTTCTAACCCAGGCTTTTCCATACCATCCCGGTTTGTTTGAATTGCACTAACTATAGGCACATTAAAGAAATAAGACAGTGCTCTTAGTTCTTCTGCTGTGTTCTTACCCTGTTCATAAGAGTTATCACCGCTACTAGCTTTAATTAAACCAAGGTAATCTATTACAAGAATATCCGGTTTAATACCTTTTTTAACTAAAGATTCAAGGTAAGATTTAATGCCACCGATTGTAATACTCTTTGGTGGGAATTCTTTAATAAGTAGTTTCTGTTTATGAGTATCTGTAACACTCATAAAGAAATTCTCTAACGGTTTAATTTGTTGTTGTATTTCCCCAATTGGAATTTTAGATAAATGACTACTAATTCTCTTTGCATACATCATTTCAGGCATTTCAAGAGAAATAAGAACAGTGGTAAGACCTCTAGCAGCCATATTAGCTGCAATATTACCTAAAAATATAGACTTACCTACATTAGTTGGTCCTAAGAACAAATACAATGCTCTACCACGTTTAGCTAAACCACCACCGATTTTATTATCAATAAAATCCCAGCCTATTGGTATAGTTTCATTAGGTGCACCTAACTCATCAATAATCTTTTGATACTGACCGTAAAAGTCTAAACCCACATCACTAACAAGCGATATATTACAAGCTTTTTCAAAAACTTGTAAAAATTTACCGTAATCAGATTTATCGTTAGTTACATCTTCTACTATCTTTAATATAGCATTATGTACAGCTTTTTCTTTGAAGTAAACTTCTGTATTATTAATTAACTCTTCAATATTACCTTTATTATCAAATTGTTTGTAACTTAATAAGGTATCTTTAAAAAGCTTAACATCTTCCTCTTTAGGAATATATGTTCTGATTTCTGTAACTGTAGGTAAACATTTACGTTTAGAGTAAAAGTCTTTAATAATATTAATAACAAGTTTATTACCAGGAGATTTAAAGTTCTCTGGTAACAAATGATCAAATATTAAAGAAGTGTAATAAGAGTTAGTAAGAGCATTGTATGCAATGACGTTCTCAAAAAAATCTGTATTGACTGGTAGTTTACTCTTCACGTAGTTATTATAACCTATTTCATTAAAAAAGCTAAGGTTTCCCTTAGCTTTTTTTAATTATTCTGTAGTTTCTTCTATTTTAGGCTCATCAATTGTAGGAGCATCTAATGCTCCTCCATAGCGAACCTTTTCTTTGAGAGTTTCTTCTAACTTTGGAATTACTTTTTCATCCCAAAACTTAGTATCATTCTCCCAAGTTTTAGCATAACCGATTTTCTCTCCGTTAAACTGAAAGGTTGAACCCGTCTGTTGAATAACACCAAATGCTACAGCCATGTCTTTTAAGCCTGCATAACGACTCAATCCAGTACGGAAGTTGTTATACAATTCAGCTTTTAAAAACGGTGGTGCAAAACGATTTTTCACTGTCATTGCTGATAGTGTAACGCCGCTTAC